CTATACGTCAGAAAAATCTAAACAGTGGGGACGTACAATCTATTGCTGAAAAGATCCTGTCTCAAATGCCACCTGAATTCCAAGAAACAAGCTACATTGCACAGGCATCTGCATCATTTGGACGGGACACTAGCAAGGTAAGCATACACATCTTCATGTTTCTTACTGTGCCCATTCCACCCAAAACATTAAAACTTTGGTTAAATGCAGCTAACTTTGAAACACAGTTGTTCACAGATAACTTAATGCTCAGTAGTAATGGTCAATCACTATCTTACCCACTGGACGTTAGTATCTCAGAGAATAGTAAGACTGTATTCATTGCACCGCCTACGTTTGACCCAGTAGAAGATGACCCATTTGATTCTAAAGATGATCGGATCGTACTGGTTAAACGAAAAAAACACCACATTGATCTTGCAAAGTTTATGAATGACATTAATCCTGAGTCTGTGTTCCAAAAAACAGTGGAAGCAAAAAATAACTTGCGCTCACAGTCAGGGCTAAGCCGCAAAAAAAGCCAGATCAAAAACATCAAAGTAGGTATGCAAATCGAAGAGGTGTTACAGAACCCCGATCAAATGTCTATCTCTGTGGCAGATGACAGTAATCTGCCGTACATACGGTGCAACGTAAACGGTGGTGACAGTAATGCTTACTACTTTAAACTCAACTCACCAACGTATATGTACAACTTCAAAGGTGAACCAATCTTTCCTATTGAAAAAGCCGATAGAGATTTCTATCTATCTATCTTTGAACTCTATGAAGATAAACAACAGGAAATGGGCATAAGCCGCTACCCTGTAGTCATGCGTGATTTCTTCACTGATCAGTATTACAACGGTTTGTTTGATCCATCTCTCGATCAGTTCTCTGATGACTTTCCTCTGACACCTACGTCTAAAGGATCAGTCGAATCATTTATGTTGTCACACGGGCATCCACCACCTGACTTTATACCAGAAGCAACTATCTTTTTTGATCCGACAGCTACAGAAAACCAAATCAATATGACTGCAGCACCCTTTTGGGTCAACATGTACAGGCGTACCAAGTATGTCCTTGAAGCTGACTTACATAAAAAAGAACTGGAATACGGTAAAGCCCACACATTACAAGATGACTGCCCTCTTATTGCTACAATTATCAGTCATATACTTGGCAATGGTGAAGAAGAGTTTGAAAGGTTCATCAACTGGATGGCGTACATATTTCAGACCAGACAAAAAACAACTAAAGCCTGGGTACTAGGTGGTGTACAAGGCACAGGTAAAGGTGTCTTCTACTCTAAAATACTCAGGCCATTGTTTGGACCAGAACATGTTCCCATGCGTACCCTTAGAAACATCGAGGAAAACTTTAACCTGTACATGCGGCAAGCTTTGTTCCTAATTGTTGACGAGTTTCATATGGGATCAGCAAGCACTGGAGTTAAACGTGTGGCTGACCAACTCAAGTCAGACATCACAGACGAAGCAATCACTATACGTGCCATGCGTAGTAACCAAACAGCACCGCCTAACTACACTAACTATATCTTTTTAACTAATCGTCCTGATGCCGTTAACTTAGAAATAACTGACAGACGCTACAATATACCGCCACGGCAAGAAGTAGCTTTAGAAAAAGCACATCCTGATGTCATTGATAACATGGATAAGATAGAGCTTGAGCTACCAAAGTTTGCAGGAATCCTACATGGGTTTAAGTACGATAAGTATCTAGCAACCAGAGTAGCCATCGACAATGCAGCTAAAGAACAGATGCGAGTAGTTAGTATGACTGTATTTGAAGAGTTCTGTAGCTCAATCAAATCAGGTGACTTGGGATTCTTTGCCGATATACTAGAAATCACTCCAAGTAACGTAATGGATGGTGGCAGAATCTTAACCGCCCAACGGTATGTTAAATCATGGATAGCAGATAAGTTAAATACAGCTTCATATAGCATCATACCTGCTGAACATTTCCGTGCTGTTTACCACGTAATGACAGAACACAACCCAATCATTAACCAAAGACAGTTTAAGAAACAACTAAACAAAAACCACATAGACACTGAAACAAGAAAACGTCCTGCGTTTGGAGGAAGAGATAGTAACCCTATCCGTGGCGTTGTGGTAAACTGGACAACACCAGAAGAAACTGCTCAGCATTTAGCTGATGAATATTTTGAGTCAGAAGATAAGGTATTGTTAAGTGTTTAACCTGTATGTATTTGGCGCAATGTATGTTTTTCTCTGGTCAAGTTATCCCACAATAAATGAGTGTACAGAAGAACAAGAAAAACTTACTAACATGTTATCCACAGATCAATTTATTGTAGAGTGCATCAGGATAGATGAAACTAATACCAGTTGAGTCGTTGCCATTTGAACGACCAGAAAAATTAGGACCACTCAAAGCATGGAGCTTTTCAGCACTCAAAACGTTTGAGGAATGTGCATACCGTGCCTATCTCAGCCGTGTACAAAAGATACCTGAACCAACGAACCCAGCAGCATCCCGTGGATCAAAGATACATGAACAAGCAGAAGCCTATGTCAAAGGTGAACTAGGTGAAATGCCTGAAGAACTTAAAAAGTTTGCCCAAGATTTCGATCATCTTCGTGCGCTCTATGCAGATGCAAGAGTAGAACTAGAAGGTGATTGGGGTTTCACTATGGATTGGGAGCCTACTTCATGGGTAGGCAGTACCACCTGGGTACGCATTAAACTAGATGCCTTAGTCTTTGAAGAAGATAACTCTGCTAGAGTCATTGACTACAAGACAGGAAAGAAATGGGGCAATGAAATAACACACGGGCAACAATGTTTACTATATGCCATTGGTACGTTTTACCGCTACCCAGAAATAGAAGCTGTGCAAACAGAACTTTGGTATCTCGATAAACAACAAACCACTAAAAAATTTTACACTCGCAATGAAGCATTAAACTTTGCTGCAAGTTGGCACAACCGTGGTGTGGCTATGACCACAGAAGAAAACTTCACGCCTTCGCCTAGTGCAAGTGCGTGCCGTTGGTGCAGCTACAAAACAGGAAACCCTGCTCCTTGTGAATGGGGAGTAATTTAATAGTGTTTAAAGGACATTTAGCAGAAGATAACGTTAACCACCCACCGCATTACACCAAAGGTGACATTGAATGCATTGATGGTATTAAAGCAAGCATGTCTCATAATGAATACCTTGGGTATCTTAAAGGTGCAGTAATGAAATACTTGTGGCGATATCAGTACAAAAGCAAACCAAAAGAAGACATACGAAAAGCCATCTGGTATCTTCAACGCCTAGAGCAAGAACTACCTGATATGGATGAACGAACATAGCTTTGTAAAATCTGTCCACCGCAAACTTCCCGTTGACTTATACAAATGGAAAATACACGACTCTTATACTAATGGCGTACCAGACTCCATGTATGCAGGAGACAAAGGTATTTTATTTGTTGAATATAAATACGTGCCATCGTTACCCAAGATAAAAACTACTTGTGTAAAAATAAATTTAAGTAAAATGCAACTACAATGGTTAGATAACTTCGTTGATATGGGTCACAATGCTGCTGTAGTAGTTGGAACAGAGGGAAAAAACATCTTAATTCTTCAGGATAAACAATGGAATACCCCAATTTCTAAAGAAAACTTCTTGAAAAAAGCCGTAAAACCCTCTGATTTATCTAATTTCATCTTAAATGTTTGCACCAATATAGAAAAACCAGTACGATAATCCTGTTTGAATCTCCAAATTTAAACATAAGTTTTTTTTCATGGATGTACCACCTTGAAGAAGGCCCAGGTTGTCTCCCACTTGGGCCTTTCTTTTTTCTACTCCTTTACTATAATGTCCTAACCTAACTAGGAAAGTGAGGACACTATGGGTTTATTCAAATGGGTAGCCAATCTTTTTGGCAACAATACCAATACAGAAGAATTAGAAACAGTCAGAACTAGAGACTCCAAAGGACGTTTTATTAAAGACGACCCTAATACTCCTGAAAACGAAGCTTTTACTACTAGAAAAAAGAAACGTAAACCAAAATGAAAGTTGCTTTTTTTGACAGTAATAACATAATTACTTCTGTTTCTTCTGGGCCAGCAGACATGTTTGCTGAATCTCTAAAAGACAGAACTGATTACATTGAGCTAGACGAAGACACTAACGTTGATTTTGAGTACCCCCAAAAAGTAGAAGATGGGAAACTCGTAGCCAGAACAAAACCAACTGATTTGCAAAAAGCAGAGTTTCAACAACATCTGCGAAAACAACGTAACTCTATCCTTGGGCAATCTGATTGGAGATTAGCAGTAGATTCTCCAATGACAACAGAACAAAAAACTGCATGGCAAACATACCGCCAACAATTACGAGACTTACCTGCAAGTTATACAAATGAAATTGACATAACAAAAGTTACTTGGCCTACGGAACCCTCATAATGGCTAACCAACCGTATTTTTACAAAGCTACATTAAAACGAGTTGTTGATGGTGACACAGTAGACGTTGACTTAGATTTAGGATTCAACGTATCGCTCACCAACCAACGTATCCGTTTTTATGGCGTTAATGCACCAGAGTCACGCACTAGAAACCTTCAAGAAAAAGCAGCTGGCAAAGCAGCTAAAGCCAGATTAAATGAATTGCTTGAAAATGCAGATTTACATGTACATAGCCACGGAAAAGGCAAGTACGGAAGAATACTAGGTGTGCTATATGACGGAAAGAAAAACATATTTACTACCATGTTAAAGGAAGGACACTTACGTGAGTACAATGGCGGTAAACGGGAGCCGTGGTTCTAGCATTTCTTCTTGTTGTTTTAGTCGAAGGACAAGTTGTGTCAGATGATAAAATGCTCTTTCGTAACATCCACAGGTGCAATGTTTTTAGTAGCGCAATTGAGCAGGGTAGGTGGAGTAATAAACACCGTCCTTACTATCGTCAACAAAATATTACGAGTTACTGTATCCCTAAGAGAGTTAGCAAAAACCAAGTCTTCTACGACTAAAGGAGGTTCTATGTGGCAAATGAGTGCTTTACTTGGTGTTGGACTAATAGTTATGTCTGGTGCATTTAAACTGTACTACGATAAATCAGAAGCGCAAAAAGAAACAATGGCTGCGGAACTAAGACAGGCAGCAGATAATGAACTGTTACTAGAAAACAGTATCAAACAACTTAACAGTCAAGTAATACAAGCAGAAGAAGATAAACAAAGAGCCTTTGAAAAAATCAATATACTGCAAGAACAAAACAACCAAGCCCGTGAAGAAGTCAGCAAGCTCAAAAGTAAATTTGATAAACACGATATAAATATGTTGAGCTTACGCAAACCTAAATTAATCGAGAATATAATTAACAAAGGAACAAAGGAGGTGTTAGGTGAATTTGAAAGTATTACTTCTCCTGCTACTAACTTGTAGTGGCTGCAGTTTAATAGGAAACGGACAGTACACACCAAAAACTAAAGCGGTAGAAGTGGTAACTATCACAAAACCTGCTGCAGTATATCACCCACCCTTACCTAACAAAATCAACACAAAACCCGTTGAATGGAAAGTTTTAACACCAGAAACAATGGATGAGTATCTTACAGATTTAAAAGAAGGTAATGCTCCTACTAATGTTTACTATGGCGTTAGCCCTGTTGGGTATGAAAACTTATCTGTTAACATGGCAGAAATAAAAAGATATATTCGTCAGATTCTATCTATAGTAACCTATTACAAAGAGCTAGATAAGCCAGAGAATAAAGATGAATAAAGAACTTGAACCAGGAAGTGAGTATGAAAAATACGACGCTGATGGCGATGGTGTAGTAACGGATGCGGAACTCGCTACTACAGAAAGATTACAAGCTCTTGAAATAGCTAATGAAAAAGCCGAGGCACAAAAGAACATGTGCTGGTTCGCCCTATTCGGTATGCTCCTCTACCCAAGTGGCATTGTCATCACATCTTTTTTGAAATTGGACCAAGCTGCGTCTATACTCGGAGATATTGCTTCCGTATATTTTATCAGTGTGTCGGGGTTGATCGCAGCGTTCTTCGGCTTCCAAAGCTGGAATAACGGCAAAAAATGATTGAGTTAGCAATAGGAATTACCATAGGTTATATACTAGGAAAATACGTATGGCGGTAGAT